ATTACGCTGTTATTAAAAATATGGAATCTGCTAAAAAAGTTCAAGAAGAATTTTTAACTAATGATCAAACTGACTTTCACGATATGGTTGCAAAAATGGCTAGTATCGAAAGAAAACAAGCTAAGACAATTAATCTTGGATTATTTTATGGAATGGGTAATAAAAAATTAGCTAGGGAGTTAGGATTAGATGATGATTCAGCTTATGAATTATTTAATAAGTATCATACTAAAGTTCCTTTTGTTAAAGAGTTATCTAAACAAGTATCTCATGTTGCAAGTACAAGAGGTTATATTAAAACTTTATTAGGAAGAAAAAGAAGATTTGATAAGTGGGAACCTAAAGATAGTTATGGTAATACAGCTTATTCAAAAGCAGAAGCTATGGAAAGATATCCTGATAGTGAATTAAAAAGAGCTTATACTCATACAGCTTTAAATGCTTTAATACAAGGTTCATCTGCTGATATTACTAAAGCAGCAATGCTTAAAATATATGAATCAGGTATTACAGATGAAATAGATATTAAATTAACTATACACGATGAACTTGATTTCTCAGTTGATAAATCTAAACAAAAATGTTTTGAAGAAGCTATACAAATAATGAAAAACTGTGTAGATATTAAAGTGCCTCTAAAAATTGATGTAGAGAAAGGAGATAGTTGGGGCACTGCTAAATAATGAATATCGGATTTTTAGGATTAGGAAAATTAGGACTTCCAGTAGCTCTTGCTATAGAAGATAAAGGACATAACGTTTGCGGAACGGATATTAGTCCAATTACATTAAAAGGAATAAGAACAAAAACCCTCCATTATAAAGAAGAAGGTGCTCAAGAACTATTAAATAAATCGAATATTCAAATAAAAAACATTAGCGATATAGTCAAAGATTGTGATATAATTTTTGTCCCTATTCAAACTCCACATGAAGAAAAGTACGAAGGAATTACAAGAATACCTAAAGAAAGAGCTGATTTTAATTACGAACATTTAAGAAATGGATTAAGAAATTTAGCTATAGAAGCTATGTTTCATAAAAAAGAAATTGTTGTAATTATAATATCGACTGTTCTCCCGGGAACTATTCGTAGAGAGATAATGCCTGTATTAAATAATTATATTAAACTTTGTTATAATCCTTTTTTTATAGCAATGGGTACTACTATTCAAGATTTTTTAAATAGTGAAATTATATTATTCGGAGTTGAAAATGAAGAAGCAGCAAAAAAAGCTGAAGAATTTTATAAAACAATTAATGATAGTCCTTTTTTTAAAACTACATTAGAAAATGCTGAATTAATAAAAGTAGTTTATAATACTTTTATTTCAACTAAAATTTCTATGATTAATACAGTTATGGAAACATGTCATTATCTTCCTAACACTAATATAGATGAAGTATCTAAAGCTCTTTCACTTTGTACAAATAGAATTGTAAGTAATAAATATTTACAAGGAGGAATGGGAGACGGAGGTGGTTGTCACCCTAGAGATAATATAGCTCTATCATATCTTGCAAATAAATTAGATTTATCATTTAATTGGTATGATATGATTATGAAACAACGTGAACATCAAACTGAATGGTTAGCAAGATTAATTATACAAAATAGAAATGGATTAGAAATAAATATTTTAGGTAAATCTTTTAAACCTGAAACTAATTTAACTTTAGGAAGTCCTTCATTACTTCTTAAAACTATTTTAGAAGAATATGGTATTACAATAAAAATTTGGGATCCATACGTTGATGGCAATATAGAAAAAACAGCAAAAGAATATGGATGGAATGATCGAGCACAATTATTTTTTATAGGAACTAAACATGAAGCTTTTCATCATTTTTATTTTCATAAAGATTCAGTAATCATTGATCCATTTAGGTACTTAAATCTTAAAGATAATGTTAAATATATACCAATAGGAATATGCAACCAAAAGATAGAATAGAACATATAAAAAATTGGATTTTTAATTATGTAACTGAAATGCCTAATCCAGCTAATTGTTTAGTTGTAGGTATATCAGGCGGAATTGATTCATCTGTAGTAAGTACCATATCAGCAATGACTGGACTTAAAACTTTACTTGTTTGTATGCCAATACATCAAAGACCTGAACAACATGATTTATCTATAGCACATAAAAATTGGCTTACTAATAAATTTAAAAATGCTTATGGAGTTGAAGTTGATTTAACTTATACTTTTAATTCTTTTGAAAATACTTTAATTGATAGAAAATTTACATCTCAACTAGGATTAGCTAATTCAAGAGCTAGATTAAGAATGATGTGTTTATATCAAATAGCTTCTTCTTGTAACGGAATAGTAGTTGGAACTGGAAATAAAATAGAAGATTTTGGTGTAGGATTCTTTACTAAATATGGAGACGGAGGAGTAGATGTATCTCCAATTGGTGATTGTTTAAAAACAGATGTATGGAAAATGGGTAAAGAATTAGGAATATTAGAGGATATTATTATGGCAGATCCAACTGATGGGCTATGGTCAGATGGCAGAACTGACGTTGATCAATTAGGAATGAGCTATAAAGAATTAGAAATAGCTATGCAAGATCCTTCTGATAAGAATTATACTAAATATTTAGAACTTAGAATTAAGAATTTACATAAGATGAAGTCAATCCCCGTATGTAAATTTGATGGAAAAACTACTCTGGAAACAGATAAGAAATAAATTAAATAATTTTTTTATTCAACGTATTGAAACTCAAATAGAACGAGGAATCCCTGACGTTCATTATTGTGTAAATGGTGTATCAGGCTGGATTGAAGGTAAATATCTTAAAACTCCTAAAAGAGATAATACAAAAGTTAAATTAAAAATAACCGTTGAACAATTAGCTTGGCATAGAACTTATAATATATGTGGTGGTAAAGTTTTTATTTTAGTAAAGAAAGATAGAGAAGTTTATTTATTTGATGGTAAAGATGGAAATGATTTAGCAATAGGAATATCTAAAGAAGAATTTGAAAAGCGTGCACTTGCTAAAGATTGGAACATGATAAAGATAATATTGTCGCAAAAGAAATTAGAATAAAATATATTATAAGTAAGTAAACAGAAAGGTAGAAATGTCAAAAGAAGATATAATAAAAAAAATACAAAAACTTTTAGCTGTATCTAAAGACAAAGGCGCTTCTGAAAACGAAGCTATGATGGCTGCAGATATAGTTCAAAAACTTTTACAAGTTCATAATCTATCTCTAGGAGAGATTAAAGATAATGAGAGTATAGAACCTATCAATGAAGAAAGTTACGAAGTTGAACGTGATACATGGAAAGGTTGGATAAGAAACTCAACATCTAAACTTTATTACTGTACTACTTATAGTTCATCTAAATTTAATGAATTATATAAAAGAGTTAAAGTTACATTCTTTGTTGGCCGAGAATCAAATCGAATTGTAGCTAAACATATGTCGGATTATTTTATCGACACAATAGAAAGTTTAGCTGATAAAGAATTTGAAAAAGTTCCGGGTAATAGAGGCGAAGTAAATAGAATGAAGCATGCTTTTAAACAAGGTTGTGCTAGTCGTTTATCACAAAGATTAAGAGATAAATATGCGGAATCAAATAAACCAGTAGAATATACTGGAATTGATAACCCTAATAATTTACCTTTATCTTATAGAAATGAAGAAAAAGCAGTAGTTAAATGGCTAGAAGATAAAGGAATAAAGTTAGTATCAAAATCAAGTAGATTTAGTGTTCGAGATAGAGTAGCTTTCGGTCGTGGCTCTGAAAAAGCTAATGACATTGGACTAAATACTCAGGTAAATGCGAATGCTAGAGGATATATCTCAAATTAAAGTAGGTTATTTTAAGGTGGATGTAAACGTTACGTCCACCGAAGACTTTGGAGAATTTGATCATGACACTAAAATAATTACAATCTCTAATACAATTTCAGATTTAGAAAAAGTAAATACATTTGTTCACGAATGCTTTCATGCAATTCTTTTTGAAAGAGGAATAACATCTGACGGCGGATTTTTATTTGATAAAGAAAAAGAAGAAGAACAATTAGTTAATCAATTAACTAATGGTTTTATTGCATTATTACAAGATAATCCAAAAATAAAAAAATTAATTTCAGACTGTCCATTTTAAAATTAATACTTATAGTGTTATGTATATGTTTGATATTAAAGATGAGATAGATAAGTTATTAAATGAATTTCATTCATCACCTACTCGTAATTATTGGGTGGAAATAAGTTATTTTGAAAAGAAAAATCCTAAAAAATTACTGACAATAGAATTTGCTCAATTTGATAACGATCCTTTCTTTCCTAGGATTTATAGAATGTTTAATTTTTTAAAATTTAAGATGAAAGATTTTGAATTTGTAGATTTAGATGTTGTTCCTTATTTTAAAGAAATTCCTAAGTATGTAGAGCACTTTCAAACTGAATTTACTATACATTAGTTGTATACTTAAAATTCTAAATATTTAAAATAATCTAAATACTATGAAAAAAAGCTCATTTAAAGCTCTTTATTCACCTGGTTTAGTCTATATCCATATACTACTATGGCTTACTATTTTCATTTATTTAAATTACTCAGCAACTTTAAAAGAACCCGTCTTTAAGTATAATAACAATAGAGAATTTGTTGTTGATCTTCAAAGATGTATAGATTATCATCATCAATATATTCCTAAAAATCAAAGAATACCTGACGAAATGATAGTGGCTCAGGCAATAGTAGAAAGTGATTATGGTACAAGTCGATTTGCTATAGAAGCTAATAATCTTTTTGGAATTAGAACATATAAGAAAGAAGAAAAGCAATTAAAACCACTTCATAGACCTAATGCTAATTTTGGTGTAAAAGTATTTAAAAGTAAATGTGATAGTGTAAGATTTTATATGATCATGATGAACAATCACCATGCTTATCAATCATTTAGAGCTTTACGAGACAATGGAGTCAAAGAGCCGTTGATCCTAATTACCAAATTATATAATTTCAGTGAGAACAAGATGTATTATTATTTATTAAGAGAAGTTATTATTAATTTAAGAAAGGATAACAATGAAAGTAAAAGTAATAAAACGTGATCAATTAATAGAAGCTAATCAGATTGCTATAGAAAAAAATTGGCCACGTCATTTTAAAGAACATAATTTTGATGAATTTGATGAAGATCAAGATTGGCCTATTCTTTTTTTTATTAAGAAAAATAAAGATAGAACTAGAGTGTTATTTGAACATGATAATGGTGAATTATATCAATTAGATGTTGAAGATAATATCTTCACTAATTTAAAAGAAATAGAAGAAAATATTGTTTTAAATTAATTTTATTTAATATAATTAAAAATAGAGAGAGAAATCGCCACCCGATTTTTCTCTCGCTAACATAGAAAGAAAGAAAAAACATGTCTATAAAAGTAATACCAATTGTACCACAAGAGGGTATGGTAAGAGTAGTAGCTAATGACTTGTATCGCATAGAAGATATACAAGAAGCAGCTATTCAATGCGGTTATGATCCAGAAAAACTATATGATAAATTGACTGGATTTCCTAATGGAAAAGATAAAGTGATAGGAGAGTTAATTAATGAGTGAAAATACAGAAAGATTAGAAATAACAAGTTGGTCCATTATTCTTACTTGGAACAACGGTAAGAAAGAAGATATTGGAAACATTGACGATGAAACTGCTAGCAAGGTTCAAGAATATTTGGATGACTATCAGAATCAAGTAAATGAAGAATTAAAAGGAAAACAATGAGCGATAAAAATTATAAACATATTTTTATATGGTCTTCAGGACTTCATATAGAAACTGATTTAAAAAAATCTATTGAAGACTTAGAACACTTGCAAGGAGTAGTAGGTGGTTTAATAGAGATGTCTCAAGGTAGATATGATGGTAAAAACTATACGATGTGGGTTAACGAAGAAGGGTTAATGCATAATTTACCAGTAAATCAAAAAGCTACGAAAGCATATCAAGACTATTGGTTTTGGTACGAAAACGAAAATCCAGGAACTACTGATCGCACTCGTATAGAACAAACTAAAATAGTAGGAAATGTAGTTTTAATAGATGAACAAGGACAATAAATCTGATTATTTTATAGGAGTTGGTAGTACAATAAATACGATTAGATTTATTGGTCCTTTTAATAGATTAGTTTTAGCAAAAAAATTCTATAAACAAAATGAAAGCGATCCTGCTTTTAATCCTCATAAAGAGATAGTTCAAATATATAAAGTTATTACACCTAAAAAATTTTTAGAAGAATCAAAAAAATTATTTGAAAATTTTTTCGAAAAACGTAATGTAATTGATTTTTTACATTACAAGAAAAGAAAGAAATGAAATTTATTACTGTAGATAAACTGAAAGAATTAATTAATAGTAATAAAATAAGACAGAAAGATAAAGAATATTTTGATGAACTATACCATTACCAATTCTATTTAAAAGAAATAGTAATGGAATGGTTATCAAAAAGAAAGAAAATATGAAAGAAGAATATTATAAAGTTACATATACAGATGGAACTATAGAATATTGGGAAAGCTATGATAAACTTGAAATTGAAAGATTAAGTAAAATTAATCCAGTGATAAGTATCATACTTGTTAAAGAAAGAAAATGATTAGTTTAAATACATTATCGACTATATACAATCGTTGGGGAGATAAAGAAGAATTACATCCTCTTGCTTCTGCCGATGCAGAATTATGGCGTAATGATTTAACCGAGGATCAAGTAGATTGGTTACAACGTTTTATTTTATTATGGAATAAAACAAAAAAGAAAGAAAGATAATGAAAAATATAAAAGTTCAAGTTCAAGTAATAGTTCCAACTACGTTTGAGTTAGAGATAACTGATAAAAAACGTTGGAAAGAAAAAAAAGATGAGTTTTTTTCTCAATGTAATTGTGAAAAAGATATGGGAGCTTATATACAAACAGACTATTGCGAAGAAGAATATGGCATTAGAATTATAGATGAGAATATTGAAGAAGATCATCTAAATAAAGAGTTTGGAGATATAATACAAACATGGGATGAAAATGGAAAAGCCAGATAATTGGAAAATATATCATAAGACTAAAGATGAATTAAGAATTGCTTTAGAAAATCATCTAAAGTCTATTGATTTAGTTTTTATTTATGATAATACAAATAACGATGGAGACTATGAAGCTCATATGGAATCTCTTTGTGTCTCTGAAATGCATAAAATATTAAGGACTTATGAAAAAAAATAAATACATGTTAATCTATTGGTGGGGTTATTCTAAAAACAATGAAGATAATCGACCGTTTATAGAATGGATTGATAAAGAAGCTGACGAACACTTTACAGAAGATAACGGATTTGATATTGATGATATAGAAAACATAAAAGAGTTGTCGCCAGGAGATGACCATGAAATATGGGGAGCTGCTAGTACAACTAAACTTACAATATATTGTTACGCATGATCTGGTTTATACTCGGTACAATTTTAGGAATATGGCTCGGCTGGAAATATGAACGTGTTGTAAATGATATTATAGAGAGTTATTTTAAATGATTGAATTATTGAGAGAATTTTATTTATATGAAATTATAATTATCATCCTCCTAGGATATGTTTGTCTTTTATTCATGATTAAATGAAACGTGATCTTTATTTAGACGCAGCGTTTGTTGTTATATTAATCGGACTTATTTTGGTATTCGTTATACTTATTTAGAAATAATATATTTCTATTATGAATTACGAATATAAATGGGTACACGAATATAATATAAAAAAATTTAAAAATAAAATTATACCACTAAAAGCTATTCCGTTTATGTGTAATCATATGCCTGTAGTTCATAAAGGTAAATATAAAGGTTGTATAGGAATAGTAGGTCTAATTCTTTGTATAGTTAAAAAATGAATATCTTTTATTTAGACGAAAATCCTAAGAAATGCGCAGAGTATCATTGCGATAAACACGTAGTCAAGATGATTATCGAATATGCGCAATTACTCTCTACAGCCCACCGGCTTTGTGATGGAATAGAGAGCCGTGGATCAAGTAGATCAGGTAAAAGACAAGTAAGAGTATGGAAGCTTGACGATTCACGTGAAAATAGCCTGTATTTAGCCAGTCATATCAATCACCCGAGTAATATATGGACACGTTCTAGTGTAGAGAATTATCAATGGTTATGGCAATTATGGTATAATCTATGTAAAGAATACGAAGAAAGATATAATAGAACTCATGCAACGTGGATTAAGTTAGCTACTCATTTATCTATTCCACCTTATAATATTCCAGAGATTAGAGCAACTCCTATACCATTATGTATGCCTGACGAATATAAGACCGAGGATCCAATTACAGCTTATAAGACTTTTTATTTAAAAGAAAAAATTAAATTCGCCACATGGAAAAATGGCGTTCCTTCCTGGTTTAATTAGACTTTACAACACACAATAAATGTGGTATGCCAATCTAAATGATTGTGCGTTATCAGTTCAGACGTGGGGGTTATTATGCCTCAGGACAATGTGAATGTGATGACTTAAAACAAGCAGAAGAAATGTTGTGGAAAATTCCACTT